TAATCCCATACCAAGTTACGCGAGCAAGTTCGAGTTCAAAGACACAGAATTTCCTTATTTGAATAGCGGGCTGTTTATTGGTCGAGTTTACGCGCTAAGAAAATGCATGGAGAATTATAAGTATGAAGATAAACATGACGATCAAGTGTTTTGGATGGATGCGTTTTTTAATCACCCAGAGCTCATTGGGCTAGATTATAAGAATTCCTTGTTTTTTAATACGGTGGGGGTGGATCTGAAAACGATCATTCAACGCGACGGCAAATGCTATTATAAGGATGCCGTTCCTCAGTTTGTGCATATCAATGGCCCGGATAAGACGGAAGTCAAATTGTTTGTGGCTCCCTTATAAAATTGACTTTATTTCATGCGATAAAATAAAGTCAATTAATACTATGGAAAAATCGTATCACGAGCGTTTGTCTGAAATCAAAATATTATATGATACAAATGAAGACCATCCTACATTACCCAGAATGCCGAAGAAATTAACCGTTGAAACCGAGCTGACGTATCGTTTGATGCCAATGTCAGATCTCAAGTCAGTAAAATCGAAGGCGCGAACGTGGAGGATATTGGGAGAGGGGTTTGAACTCACGGATGGATTGCTGGATAATGTAGACGACAAATTGGCCTATATAGATGTCGTAGAACAAAATATCGCCGAAGTATTGAATGAATATCGTGCAAAGATAAAACTAGAACGTACTGCTATCGCGGAAGAAATAAATAAAAAGAAATTTAGATCCGCTAATCTTGCACGTCAAAACAAAATCGATGAAACAAGAGAGCCTGAAATCCTGGTTCGTCTCAATCGATTACCCGAGGACGTGGTTCGCTATATTTCGGAATTCTTATTCACGCCCCAGTTTCGTTTGCATATGTTGAGTTTTAAATATCCGGATTTGACAACAGTGATGGCAAAAATGAAAGTTCCGAAATTGAAACGACTGTCTCAGATCATTTGTAATATAATATCGCACCGTTTCGCAAAGCGTTTCATTAAAAATAAACATATAACCGCAGATTTACCAAAAAATCATTTAGAATACAACATGAACCTTCATGTCATTGCGCGTCCACATAATGTTGTTCGTGTTACTTTGCGTAAATCGAATAAAATAGTCGAGATCGTAGATTTTATCAAGACATGTGAGTGGATGACCAATTTTATAGAGAGATTTGGTTATAAAAGGACGGTATCTCGAATGAGGAACGACATATTTCATATGTATCATACCATTTTATATGCTTCGCGTCATGAATTTAATAGAAACCGATCCAGGCAACGTGCGTCTCCCCCTGACGCCCCCTCTCTTTAATTATGGATCCTCGCGTATTTTTTTATGAAGTCATCTCAAAACTTTAGTTTAAGGGAGGGGCGTCCGGGGGAACCGGAAGAATATTTTATCCCTATAATATAATACAGTAATAACCAATGACATCGAAAAACAAAACCAGAAAAAATAGGGCTGTCTATGGAAAAGATGACTATAATAGCAATGATGGAATGTTAACGTCAGTTTGGGGCCCCAGTATGTGGCACTATCTTCATACCATGAGTTTTAATTATCCCGTGCACCCTACATGCGAACAAAAAGAACACTATCGCGATTTTGTGTTGAGCTTAAAACATGTTCTTCCCTGCGGTAAATGTAGAAAGAACCTCTGTAAAAACTTTCAAAAATTGCCCCTTAAATTGAAACACATGGAGAACCGCGAAACGTTCTCGAAATACATCTATAAATTACACGAATTAGTCAACACCATGCTTGGAAAAAAATCCGGTCTCACTTACGAAACAATAAAAGAACGATATGAACATTTCCGTGCTCGCTGCGCGAAGTCACTGAAACACATGAAAAAGGATTTAAGAAAAACGATCAAGAAAGCTGGCGAAAAGGGATGCACCGAACCATTATATGGCGAGAAATCCAAATGTATCTTACGCATCGTTCCCGAAAAAGAAAAGATCAAGACACTCGACATTGATGAGAAATGTATCAAAGTTCGAGAACAAATCGAATGATCGCATTTAGCAAAAACAAACGGATCTATGGAGTAAGATTTTGTCGATAAATTATATACAATTCTATATATAATCTATTTTAATGAACAGTAACGATAATGAAATTTCAGATGATAAAATTCCAGTCCCGACAAATATAGTAAAAAGAAAGGCACCCAAAGTCATTCCTTTCTGGTCAGAGAACCCCAATGTTCTCTTCCAAAAGGAATATATTTTAGAGTTCTTTCCGGTAGAGGCGATGACCTATGAACAAAAATTAAACGCGGTTACGAGAACTATATTGGTCTTAACTATTGTTGGGTATTTGCTAACACTCAATTTGCGCATTCTTATTGTTACCGGAATTACCTTGTTCTCTATTTTTATTTTACATCATTATCAAGAGAAGGAAAAGGCAAAGACGGAAGTGAAGAAGCCCGCTTTAGAAACAAAGGAAGGGTTTGGTAACCCCGCATTGGATTACTTACAAGAAAATAACATCAATGTTCCCGATAGTGTATTTGCAAAACCTGGTTCAGATAACCCATTTAGTAACGTTTTGATGACGGACTATGACTATAACCCGAATAAAAAACCCGCGCCTCCCTCCTTTAATACGAATGTCAACAACGATATTTTGACGCAAGCCAAACAGTTGGTCAGTGAGGCCAACCCCGATCAGCCGGATATTGCGGACAAACTTTTCAAGGATTTAGGAGAACAATTGGTGTTTGAACAATCCTTGCGCCCTTTTAATAGTAATCCGAATACCACTATTCCGAACGATCAAGGCGCATTTGCCGACTTTTGCTACGGAAGCATGATTTCTTGTAAGGAGGGTAATCCATTTGCTTGCGCTCGCAACCTCTCAAGGTACACGAATTAGATTTAGTAATTTCATTGTTAAAATAACAAATCTCTTTTCTTATTATACTATAATATATTATAACTAGAAGATGTCAGTCGAAAGCTCATTTTTGTTTAATAATTTAGGTGGTATTCGCAATGATAACACCGATCAAAGCCAAAGAAGTGTGCAGAACACACGTTTCTCTAACTATATGCTCGCCAACTATGGCGCTGAGACTACCAGTCCCGACGCCGTTCTTTCATTCGCCATTTCTCAACCCACCATGGTGATGAATGGTATCCAAGGTGTAGGCTTCAATGGATCAATTGTAGATGTGAACTCGAAACTTTTGATCTCCACGGAACAGGAGCGCGCTCTTGAGAAATTACAATTGAATGAGCGTCCCTTTATCACCGTTCCTTATTTAGGCCGTGGTGCGGGAGACCCCGTTTTGGAATCGCAACTTCAACAGGGCGAAACCGTCGCCGGAAAGAAGAGCATTTCTACGATTATGGAGAAGTCATTCGCTGACTACTCGTTATACCCCTTAGACGGCGAGGCGGAACAACGCGCCAATAATCCCGACAGCGTGGTCCAGGAATCCGCATTGGACGGCTGGGTACGCGGAGGCGCTAACACTCGCATTACGGGAGACAAATAAATACGTTACTATTTTTGATTAAAAATAGTAAGGTCATATAATGAGTATCGAAAACATCTTCAACTTTGATAACGCCGCGACATATAGTTCGAATATGGAATACAGAGATTTCTTACGAGACATATTTTTTATGAAACTCCCGAAGATCTCAGATAATCCCGACGAGATCGACGATGAAACCTTGGACGAAAATAACTATGATGAAGATATCATTTCGAGAACAATGGATGTTTTGTTTGAATTGACGAAGGGGAATGGATTTTTTCAAAAGCTCTATGTTTCCGCAGCGGCTAAAATGTTGTCAGAGCAGCTCGATATAGGACAGGCTGTTTTGTTTTCTTATGACTACTTACCCTTGTTTCATAAATGTTTAGGCTGTTTTTTCAAAGAACCCACTAAGTTTGATGAGACAAATGAATTTTATGTGGCGTTAATGAAAAAATTAAATTAGTTGCCTATATTATAATGGCTTCAACACGTAATAAAAATTCCCCAGGAGATTATGAGCAAGAAATGAAAAGCATAATCTTACAAGCGGACTATAAAACCTATGAACCTTATGGGGCGCCTCCTCAAACTACGTGGGCTGGAGACGGCCTTTTATGTGGAAGCGTGGGCGCTTCAAAATTATCGCAAAATTATTGTGATATCGAATCGAATTTACGTGGTATCGGCTCGACCAATTTGGTTTCGCCTATGCCCGAATTAGCTCCTCAGATCAACCAGCTAAAATCCTTGAATATTATCGATCGCCCTAAGGTACAAGTGCCCGAGCCGTTTTCGCAGAATACATTGGAGCGCCCATTCCGTGGTCAGCGCTAATCCATTTTTGTAATAACAAGCTGTTTGGTAAACACATATCTTTCATGATGCATCGTTTTTCTACGTAAGTTACAAGACAAACACGCAATAACAACGTTATCTTTGTTATGGCCGTAATCATTATCCAGTCGTTCCAGTGTCCATTGTTTTCCGTCACGGACATATTCATATAACACGTCTACGTTCTCCCGACAATAAAAACATTTGAAATCACAATCAATTAGTATGCGATAGACGTGATCTTCATCCACGAATTTTTCTTCACATAACAAACTCTTTTCGATATCCTGTGTCCGATAGCCATAGACTTTACGATGTATTAGACTAAATACGAGTTCGCAGTGTTTTTGATTTCGTACGTTTTTCTCGAGAAGCTGACGAATGAGATCGCGTTGGTTCTCGAATTCGCGATCTTTATCCGTGAAATTCCATTTATTCATGGTAGTGATTTGCCGTTTTTGTTTTTCTTTTTGGGTCTGAACCGTTTTCTCTTTTTTCGGAGGAGGCGGATCAAAAGACACTTGCACTTTCTTTACTGTTTCTTCCATTATATAGTAATTTATATTATTATATAAATCTATGTTGTACGCTTCAGAACTTGATGAGACCAAATCTTTTAGGTGTACTTATCTTTGTGGGTTGAGGAGGAGGTAAGGCAGGGGGATAAATAACCGAAATATTTTTGAACTTAGACGCCATCATTGAGAACCCGCTATAGGAAGCCACGTATATGCTTGATGAATTTGACAATATAAAAAAATCAGTTACCGAATTCAATACCTGTTTTCTTGATGTGCTAGCGTACGTTGTGTGCCCGATTTCGTAATCTGTTATTATGATTTGACGATATAACTTCTTCAGTTTTAATTTATAGCCATGATTATCACAGAAAAATAATATCTTTTTATCTTTGTTCTCCTTGATATACTTAAATAATTCTTGTTCATTGTATTTCCTGACATCGTTTACACATTGTATTAATTTTTTATCTATTTCCAAATATCGATCGCCTAATCTCAAATGTATAGAAATATAGTCTTCGTTATCATGAATAAAGCTTTCGGCGTTTGTTTTTACTTCATCGGTGAAATAAAAGAATTGGTGAGCAAAGGATAGTATTTCTAATTGGAAATTGTCGAAACAATCGCGTTCGTATTTACTACAAAACACATCAGGCATTATTATGTCGAATATAATCTGAGGAGTTATCACGTAATATGTAGCTTCTTCTATAATATCTATGTTGGTGAATGGAACGCTTTCGATGAGTTCCTCATTTGTGATATACATGTCGTCGCGTTTTAATTTTAAATAGTCGATTAACAAGCTATCTCCTATCAAATTATATATTCGTATATTATGTTTAATGCACCATTGTATTAATACTAAAAATAGTTTGATATAATCTCCTATCCCCCCGTCTCCTAAATTGAATTGGTACACCACTTTTTTTGTGAAATTAGTGTACTGACTTAGATAATTGGCCACAGATACGTCCATATGTGGTCTATTTACAAAATATAATCATCGTTTTGCCGTTTTGTTTTTCTTCGACTTCGATGCCTTTTTGGTCTCGTTCTTTCCCGGCGTGCGTTTCAGGCGGATCTCCGCCATACCATTTTTACGATGGAATACGCTCACCAAATCCGGATATGTTTTTTCCAAATAAGCGGCGGCTACTTTATTGTTCTCGAAACGGCCCTCCGTTTTTCCTAATCCACCCTCGCTATGAAATTTGGTTTTGATCGTCGTATGATTATATCGTAACACACCTCCGTCCTTCAAATAATAGAGAATACTCTGTTCGACGTCTTCCTTTTCCTTGATCTTACTCGAGGGTTCTAAACTCTTATCATGACGGTTAATAAAACCATACATCGTGCCAATAATGAATTTCAAACTGGTGCTGACATTGGGTTTCATGAAGAACGGATTACGTACAGGATAAATACCCCAAATATAAAGACCGTTCTTGGTCATGTCCGCGTGAGCGTCTTTGAAAAACTTATCCACGTTGATGATTTTCGCTAATTTATCTCCCTTCATTTTTTCCAGGCGTTCGACGTCATCGTCAATGGAGACGATATACTGGTTTTCGGGGAAATGTTTAATGATGAATTTGCGCTGTTCTGTGATACCTTTTACACCTACCACAATTTTATCATAGAGATCTTTGGGAACGGCCTTTTCATAATTATCACGTTCCTCTGCGTTGGCAACAAAGATTTGGACTTTCGATGCAGGAACACCGCCGTCCTTTAATGTCTTTAAAGTCTTGGTCGCGAGAACATTTTCGCGCTTATAAGATGGGATAGCAACAATATAATTCGACATGATTTCTATTATATAGTTATAAAAAATTTCAATCCTTGTCTTTTCGGTTCATGAGTTTGCGGATTGTCTTGTTGTGCGCGACATAGTTTTTTCGCGTAAGGTCCTTGGTTTTTGCCCAAACTTGTTCTCGTAAATAACATACAATGGATAAACGGATTGTCTCCTCTGACTTTTTATGGATGGGTAAATTGGCATGGGGTTGATGAACGTCCATAAAAAGGACATCGCCCTTACGAACGTTCACACCAAGGCCATATTGAGGGAAGCAGGTTTCGCCGCCCGTATAATCTCCGCGATCAATAACGGCTAAATTACCAAATCCTTCGCGATCATCGCCGCGATCAGTATGAATGGAGGTTTGGTAGTTCACGTTTGTAGTGATTGTGGTAAATGCGGTTCCGGGTATCTTGAAACTGGTTTGGTTGGCCTTTTTACGTTGAAGCTCGTATTGTTCGGGTGTTAATTTTCTATACTGATCATCGATGTCTTGGATAAGCGGTATCGTCTTCTTATATTCATCGGGGAAGTCCATATTGAAACGGCATTCGCGGACACTAACTTTGGGCGTCTGACCGGCCTTTTTGAAGATCATTTTTTGTGAGGGGCTCCAGCGATCGAAATAACCGAAAATATTCGACATTACCTTGGGGTTTGTGCCTACGTGGCGCTTTTTACTTCCGGTGGCGTTTCCGCGGTTGGAGCTCACGTTCTTTGCGAATTTAATAATGTTATCATAAAAGGCGTCAACGTGGGCTTCGTTACTAAGCGCGTTCTTTCTAAACTTCAATAAGAGTTTTCCGTCGGCCGTGTATACGTCCGCGTCGTCATTAATAATAGTACTAATATCGGCAGGCTTGATGAAGGTATTTAATTTTTTTTCCATTTTATCATCATCATAATCTTTATCTACATGGTATACTGTAATTCCGCCTTTCTTTTCTTTTTTAATAATCATGTTTCTTGTATAATAAATACGGAGAAATAAATAAAGGAGGGGTCGCAGTGGAACCTTGGTTCCCTGCAATTATATATTTGTGAAAACGAGATAAAAGTTATTTGCGATATTAATATATAAAGACAAGTCGCAATAACTATGTTTCAACAAAACAATAACACGACAGATGATCAGAAGCCAGCTGAACCCGAAGACACCATGAAGCAGCAGGGTAAATACAAAAATATTTTGAACATTCAACCAGGAGGAGCTCAAACTGACGAAATGAACTATAATACAATCGATCAGATTTTGGAGAAGGAAAAGCAACATAACAAAACAGAGACATGGAATAAGTTGGACAAGACCGTTAAAATACAGAAACTGCATGCTTTTGCCGAGAAATACGGAAAAGATAACGCTATGCCCATGAAGGATATCAAAATGTTGAAGATGTTTTTCGTCGAATGCCTAGAGAAGAATAAGCTACAAAAGGCAAAGGATGTAAATTACGATAAGGAAGGTATGGAAATTCTCAGTATTCCTGCGTTGCATTTTAACACAACTAATCGCAATTTTACTCTGAAAATTGTTGATGCCAAACGAGTATCTACATTAAAATCTCTGACCCCAAAGCGAACCAAGGAAGCCACTGATGATGGATCGTCGTGAAAATCGCGTAAATAATATATTTAAGAATATAAATGGCAAAAGTAGCTTTTATCACAGGAATTACTGGACAAGATGGCTCTTATTTAGCGGAATTCCTTTTGGAAAAGGGTTACTATGTGCACGGGTTGATCCGAAGATCATCGAGTATTAATACGGGCCGTATTGAGCATATTTTTCATAACAAGAATTTGAAATTACACTATGGCGATCTCACGGATTATACCAGCCTTTTTAATTGTATTGTGAATATTAAAAATACTTATCCTGACATAACCAGATTAGAGGTGTATAATTTGGGCGCGCAGTCACATGTAAAAGTGTCATTTGAGATACCGATGTATACCGCGAATTCGGATGCCACCGGAACTCTTAACTTGCTGGAGGCGGTTCGGTTGTCCGGAATGGTAGATATTGTGAGATTTTATCAGGCTTCTACTAGTGAGATGTTTGGTTTGGTACAAGAGGTTCCTCAATCGGAAACTACACCGTTCTATCCACGCTCGCCTTATGGCGTTGCGAAATTATATGCGCACTGGATCGTGAAAAACTATCGAGAATCGTATGGACTTTTCGCATGTAGCGGCATTTTATTCAATCATGAGAGCGAACGTCGCGGGCATAATTTTGTTACACGAAAAATCACGCTTGGTTTGAATAAAATCATACAAGATAAAACCGGACAGGAAAGGCTGGTGATGGGTAATATTGATAGTCTTCGCGACTGGGGTCATGCGCGTGATTATATTGAAGGTATGTGGTTGATGTTACAAAAAGATAGCCCCGATGATTTTGTATTGGCCACCGGCGAAATGCATAGTGTGCGTGAATTCATTGTTTCTGCTTTTGCAATGAAAGGATTTGAAATACAATGGAAGGGCGAAGGCGTGAATGAAATTGGTTATGATAAAAATACGAAACGCGAGCTTATTGCGATCGATGCCAAATACTTTCGCCCTGCAGAAGTTGAACAGCTTTTGGGTAACTCTACAAAAGCACGTGAAGTTCTCGACTGGAAGCCCAAGATAACTTTTACGGAACTCGTCAAACTGATGGTGGAACATGATGTACGCGACGTTAATGATGCGCCCCGCAATAATACCGCTCAAAATACTTGTTGTGTAATATAACAGGTAACAGTAGGTTCCCCCGCGACCACTCCCTTTAAGACGAACCAAAATTTAGAAAATAATATATACAATTATTGTATATACTATGGTAAAAACTTCGAAAAAAAAGACCTATCGAAAGAAAGCGAAAAAGCAAATCAAGAGAAAAACATATCGTAAACGCGGAGGAACCAAAAGATCCCGCGAAGAGGAGGAGGAAAAGCAGAAAGAACACCCTGTTAAAAAGTCAAGGTCGGATATTATGGAAGAACTAAGGACAAAAATTTCACACTATCGAGATAAATTTATAGACGAACCGGTTTTATTGCGTAAATATATATACCATACTCTTGAAGACTTAGAGCAAGAGATAGAGGATCACGAAAATGACGACGCGCAATATTTTGATGCTCAGCGTGGAAATCTCTCACCGGAAGAAATGAAAGATCTCATTATCCTTAAATTGTTAGAAAAGGTTTTAGCTACATACAAACATCATACTGAAGACCAACAAAAAGATGAATATGATTTTGACCCCCAAACGGGCGAGATGCTTGGTCCTAGTTTGACAGAACAAAACACAACAAAAAGAAATCATCTCAAAGAAAGGTTGGAAAAATACGGCGTCCGCCTTTGAAAAATTGAATAAGAATAAATATATAGACACTACTTTATATATTTATAAAACCAATGAAAATTGATCTTACGGATGACGACATCATAGATATCGAAGAAGAAATCTATGAATGGCTGGATGAATATTTGAATGGCGAAATATTGAGGTTATCTTCGCCGAATTTTTATGAAGAATTTGCGGATGACGTAACAAATCTCATACATGACTATTGGATGGATTGCGGGGTATGCGAAGACGATGATTACGATGTTGTACAGGAAATGGTAGATAATTTGATGGAAGTATATTTGGAAATTTCAGGAATACCCATGCGTGAATATCCTTACACGTCCATTGTGGAAAGGGAGCCCAAAAACAAGGAAGAGATTACAAAACAAATAGAATATTTGAAGAACCTACCTCAGCCTGCACAAAAAACGAAAGAATGGCATGAGTTTCGTTATAATCTTATTAGCGCGAGCAATATTTCGAAAGCATTAGGCAGTGAGGCGCAACGCAATAGTCTCATTTATGAGAAGTGTAAACCCCTGGGATCAAAAAATGATCTCTATTTTTCAAATACGGAGGGAACGCTGCATTGGGGTGTAAAATATGAACCGGTTACCATAATGATATATGAACATATGTATAATACCAAGATAAGCGATTTTGGTTGTATTCAACACCCCAAGTATAATTTTATTGGAGCATCGCCCGACGGCATTAATACGGACCCTGAAAATGAAGAATTATACGGACGTATGGTGGAAGCGAAAAACATTTTCAATCGCGAAATTACGGGCGTTCCCAAGGAAGAATATTGGGTGCAAACGCAAACTCAAATGGAAACTTGGAACCGACCCGAATGCGATTTCGTGGAAACACGTTTTAAGGAATTCGAGAACGCCGAGGCATTCTATGAGGACAACGATCACGACTATAAGGGCGTCATGTTATATTTCATGAAGAAGTCGACAGGAATGTCAACCCAAGACATGATCGCAAATAAGGCCGAGATGAATACTCCTATTTATAAATACATGCCAGTGGACGCTCCCACAGGAAAGGACGATATTCAATTATGGAAGGACACGACGGTGAATGAGAATAAGGGAGAGCTCGTTTTGTTCAACACGATTTATTGGTATTTGGATGAGTTCTCTTGTGTTTTGATCCAACGCAATCGCCAATGGTTTGCAGCGGCACTCCCGGTTATCGAGGACACATGGAATACGATCTTAAAAGAGCGCGTTTCTGGATATGAGCATCGCGCGAGTAAGAAGCGCCAACCCAAAACCGATATTCAGGTGGAGAAACAGGACAATGATAATAGCCAGATCATTCGTAATTTGCCCGCGTCCGCAAATATTTGTTTGGTGAAATTGGATAGCGATGGCGAAAATACAATGGTTTTAACGTGAATTTCATAAATATCATTTAACCATATTTATGAAAAGAATATAAATGTATCTGGTGATATAATATAACGAAAATGTCGTCTCCATCCAAGTCATCTTTTTTATCGCAAGACGATGAAATGTACGTTACCAAGCGCGACGGAAAGCAAGAAATTGTCGCTTTTGATAAAATTCTAACACGTATTAAAAAGTTGGGTCAAGAGGCCAACATCAAGTTGAATTATACATCATTGGTGATGAAGGTCATCGATCAATTATATGACGGAATTTCTACCACAAAAATCGACGAGCTCTCCGCAGAGCAATGTGCATCTATGGCGTCCATTCACATGGACTATAATACTCTGGCTGGCCGTATTACTGTTTCCAATCACCATAAAAATACCTCAGCCTCCTTTGTTGAGGTGATGAACCAACTTTTCGATTACCATGATAAGCACGATAAACATTCACCTTTGGTTTCCATGGAGCTACATATTATCGCAAATAAGTACGCAGATGAGCTCGATGCGATGTGTGATTACTCACGCGATTATTTGATCGACTATTTTGGGTTCAAGACCTTGGATCGCGCTTATTTGATGAAGGTGGATAAGGTCACCGTTGAGCGCCCACAACATATGTGGTTGCGCGTGGCGATTGGTATCCATGGAGATAATCTCGATCTTATTCGTGAAACCTATGATTTGATGTCACAAAAATACTTTACGCATGCCACACCTACCTTGTTTAACGCAGGAACACCCCGACCACAATTGTCTTCTTGTTTTTTGTTGGCCATGGAGAATGATAGTATTGAGGGTATTTATAATACGCTCCGTGATTGTGCGCTGATTTCGAAGTGGGCTGGTGGAATTGGTCTCCATATTCATAACATTCGCGCATCTGGAAGCCATATTCGTGGAACGAATGGATCATCCAATGGTATTGTCCCCATGTTGCGCGTGTTTAATAACACGGCCAAGTACGTAGATCAAGGTGGCGGAAAGCGCAATGGTTCGTTTGCTATTTATTTGGAGCCCTGGCACGCCGATATCGATCTGTTCCTTCAGATGCGTAAGAACCACGGAGACGAAGAGCTAAAGGCGCGCGATCTCTTCTATGCTCTCTGGATCCCTGATCTTTTCATGGAGCGCGTAAAAAGCGAAGGCACGTGGACACTTTTCTGTCCCGATGAATGTCCCGGTTTGGCGGATGTCTACGGAGACGAGTTTGTCAAGCTTTATGAGACGTATGAGGCAAGCGGAAAAGGGCGTAAGACTGTGAAGGCGCGCGATCTTTGGTTCCAAATCATGGACGCACAGATGGAGACGGGAACGCCTTATTTGTTGTATAAGGACGCCTGTAACAAGAAGTCGAACCAACAAAACGTCGGCACGATTAAGTCTTCGAACTTATGTAGCGAGGTGGTCCAATATTCCGATGATAAGGAGACCGCCGTATGTAACTTGGCCAGCATCGCTCTCCCAACCTATATTGATCAAACCCAAGATCCGCCCGTGTTTGATTTTGCCAAGTTGCATGAGGTGGCCAAAGTCATTACATTCAACCTGAACCGTATTATTGATGTGAACTATTATCCTACACCAAAGACCGAGTTGAGTAATAGACGTCATCGCCCCATTGGCATTGGCATTCAAGGTTTGGCGGATGTGTTCATGATGATGAATATGTCATTTACCAGCGACGAGGCCCGAGAACTTAACCGTCAAATCTTCGAGACGATCTATCATGGTGCGCTGGAGAAGTCCTGTGAAATGGCGATCACGGATGGACCTTACGAAACCTTCGCTGGATCTCCAGCGAGCGAGGGGAAGCTACAGTTTGATCTTTGGGGTGTGGACCCCTCGGAAAAGGTCCAGCGTTATGACTGGAACCAGTTGAAGGAGAATGTTAAGATCTATGGACTACGCAATTCTTTGTTACTCGCGCCGATGCCCACCGCGTCGACGTCGCAAATTCTCGGGTTCAATGAGTGTATTGAGCCGATCACGAGCAACATTTATAACCGCCGCACGATTGCCGGCGAGTTTATTATGGCAAACAAGTATTTGATGAAGGATTTGATCCAGCTCGATCTTTGGAATGAGAAGATCAAGAATAATATTATTGCAAATAATGGTAGCGTTCAGCATATTGATGTTATTCCTGCGGAAATTCGTGAGAAGTATCGTACGGTATGGGAGTTGCCGATGCGAACGCTCATTGATATGGCTGCAGATCGCGGGGCGTTTATTTGCCAGAGCCAGAGCTTGAACCTATGGCTAGAAGATCCCAATTATAAGATGTTGACATCGATGCATTTCTATGCTTGGTCGAAGGGACTGAAGACGGGTATTTATTATTTGCGCCGAAGGGGAAAGCACCAGGCGCAACAATTTACTATTGAGCCGGAGAAGAAGCATATTGATGGTGACACGTATGCTGAGGAGGAGGAGATTTGTGAGATGTGTTCCGCTTAGGAGAACCAAGGTTCCCCTATAACCCCCTCCTTTGTTGTAATGGACTTTTAAAAAAAATAACCGATATATTTTTTTATTGAATAACGTCTAAGAATGAACATAGAAGTTATTTATTTAATGGCGTGGTCGTGGCGGAACCATAAGTTTCATGCTCCCTGCATATATAGTGATCCATCAATCGATCAAACTCCACATCTGTCATATCCACATCATGACGCAACTTCAAATAGCACCTCAGTCCAACCAACGTATCCACAATCGAATTGTGCAAATTCTTGGGTTCTTCACTGAATAAATGCATATAGAGTTCAGCAAGTGTCGGCCACTTGACATATGTTCCCCCGCCGTATTTTCTCGGAGCTTGAATGTTACACAGGTTTACACTCGCTTTCATCGTGCAAAACGTTTCGCGGCCCTTCAAATCATCATAAATCGGATTGAACATCGTGAGAACTTCCGGACTATGAATATAGAAAGTCCCATTGTTACGTAGCTGTTCCACGCGGATCATTTTGCTATCAAAAGATAAGTTATGCGAAACAATGGCGTCGCATGTTGCATAATGTTTGTAAAAGTCAGACATCGCCGTTTCAATCGGCACGCCACGCGTATCACACATTTCACGCGTGATGCCCGTAAGTTCAGTAATCTTTGGCTCAACCATAACATGCTTGGGTGGGCGGATATAATAATCCGCATGATGCTCCACAGTTCTTGTCATCAAATTAAATACAATAAAACTCAACTGCAAAATATAGGGATACTTTTCGAGCATAACTCGATCAAGGACGGTTTGCTCTGACTTGGCAGGAAGAAGACCTGTTGTCTCCACATCGAAGAAGAGAACCCGGCTGGATCTCGCGGACTTAGAATAACGGCTTTTCATGGTTGTAGATTACTTTTTATTTTTCCGTGCAAAACGATGTCAATTTTTTGACGTGTTGATCATTTACACCATATCATACCCCAATCTTGTTTTGGTACAGTATTTGACAATTTCGTTTTTGTGGTAAAAATATCATAAAAGTCTGTGTCCTCTGGTCTAAATACATAATTGTCTTCTTTTTGAATATAATAGTGCGTATAACCCAAACTAAATAAATAATCTATGCATTTAATAGTAATGTCATTCGTTTCGCTCGCCCATTCAAAGCAAAGCAACTTAACCTTTTGAGTTAGCGAAAGAATACATTCGTATTCTCCGCCTTCTACATCTATTTTTATCAATTCGGGCATTCCATATTGGTGTATCAATTTGTCTATAGTTATTGTTTTACAAGTAATCTCTTTATACGGGTGGTTATAAAATCTACACGTTTCTGTAGTTAACCAATCTTTATTTATAGTTGATAAAGTATCGTACTCCGCTTGATAGAAAGTTATATCGTTACCACTATTATCACAAACCGCATAATTAAGTAAAACAATTTTTCTATTCTTACAGCATCTTACTAATTTCCTAAACGTTATAGGGGATGCCTCTATAGAAATTATTTTATCACATTGATTAACATTTGCTAAACTCCATTTACCTATATTTGAACCAATATCAAAATACATTTATACTATAATTTAACACAAAATAATGGGTGTTAAATTATAAAGATGCAAAAATTGACTACAAACTTCATTCGTTTTTTGATCGCATAAAATGTTCAAGTTTTCTTGTCTATCGAAACACAGCGCAAAAGTAAGAGATGGTTCTCTTTCTCCGCCTCCCAAAAAATTGCCGGTTTGCGGAAGATGCGGAAAATTAGAAAAGTTATTGACGCTTGGATGCAAACATATTTGCTGTGTGAAATGTTTTAATACCAGACAGTGCATACAGTGTATTCGGAAAAATAAATATTGTTTCTGCTGCTGAACCTAGGTTCCCTGCCTAGATCTTTATATCGTACAATTCATTACATATTTCCAGTAAACGATTATGGTAATCCATGATCTGAAACACATGCTGTTGATTTATCAAATGTAATATCTGAACCTCGCTTTTGAATTCATTTTTTAATATCATTTGAAAATCGTTACCCACAATGGTTCTCAAATACGTGTCGTGAATATATATTCCGATCTCCTTGTTCAAATATTCATTAAGTTCATTGGCACATTCTTGCATATTGTCATAAGTAATTTCGCGCGCCTTTCTAACGAATTTATTTTGCTTTTGAATGACGCCAGTGACGCTATCCGAGTTGTTCTCCACACGATAGTTATAAAGAGGGACATTTATCGAACAGAACAGTTTGTCGGGGTGGGACCGCCTTAAATATTCGCCGAAAAACACATCACAACACTTATGATCGAGAACATCCGGATGAACTTTTACGCGATCGATAAAATGTTTTAACACGCTGATATCAACACAATAACACCAGAATTCATGGCGTTGTTCCTTATGATCTTTTCCGAATGTACTCTCATAGGCACCAATGAACTTTTTATCAGGCATGGTTTCCTGAACGCGAAAATGACAATTCACGATATTTTGTAAGAACACTTGGACGCGGTTGGGTTCGTACGTATCGTCGTCGTCGCAAAACATGACCCATTGATGTTTTTTTTCAATATGGGGCATCAATTCTTCCATATGTCGCATTTGTGGTGTCTTTTTTTCCTTCACAACGATAGTAAGAAGATCGTCTTGAAACGTCTTTTGTTCTTGATAAAGCATCGCAAATGCCTGTTTGAGTTCCTCGTTTTCAAACGATATGGAAAGATAAATCGGGATCTTAATCGTTTGATTTAGCAAGGATGTTAGACACTCAAATAAATGAGAAATCCTTTTCGGATTGGATATATGCGAAGCAATAATGATACAGGCATCGTTCGTATTCATAGACATATTTAAGGAAATAAGAAAGATTGTTGCCAAAAATTTAAATTGTTTTAGTGTCAAAATATAAATCTGTCTATAATGTATAGAAATATGGCAGAGACGAATAAAAAACACACCATTACTTTTGTAACAACGCCTGACGGAGGAGCATATTTGAAGGGATACGAACAAGAAGAATCTACTATTACGGGAAATCCCGAAGCCGAGCTTCTTGTTAATCAACCTGATGCCAATAACCCTAAAAATTTTAGTGTCGCAAAATCCGACGACGAAATCAAGGCTTCGTTGGCTTCATTGCAACCTCAAGGACTTTTTGGAGGAAAAAGACGCACAAAGCATGCGCGATCCTCGAAACGCAAGGGCAAGTCTAGAAAACACCGCTCTTCCAGAAAGTGATTTCGCTAGATAAGAATATTTAGTATTTTTATCTGACAATAATGTATAGGATTTCATATTATGAGCGATAAAACATACGACACCACAATAGTTAAATTTGCGAATGATGGTAACGGAAATTTGAAATTAATTGGGTTATACGATAATGACATTAGCGCCGCTTGCGACAAGGTTACCACTGTCCCTGATAGTTTTCCATCTCTTGGAAAAATAAGAGATAACGGCGAGATTGAACTTGATAAAGAAGCCGATTTGGCTGATGCTGTTTCTAAATTGAAAAGCGAAAACGAAGATAACTTCAACGCTATTGGGTTTAATGACGCTGGTGAAGAAGACGAAGATGAAAAAGAAGATGAAAAAGAAGATAATAAAAATGACGATACTCCGTCAACAGGTGAACGCGTCTCCACTGAAACTTCTCCTGGCGGCGAGGAAGATGAAGTTGAAGAAGCACCAAGACCGGCCCCTGTTACCGATGAGCGCCAAAACAAAGCTGCATTAATAAACGAATTGACAAATAAACTCGAAAGCAAAAAAGATGAAGTCGTCAATACAGAAGTCGTTAACAATTTTGATGAACTCAAATCGCGGTGGCTGAATTATATATCGGAGTTACAGGATGTTAAAAGAAACTCTAATAAAACAGAAAATAAGTTGAATTTGGCGAACTTAGAAAAACTTATTTCTGGATCAACTGACATGAAGGAATTGGATGAAAATTTGAAAGAAGCAACGATTAGCGGCAAGATCATAAAAAGCAAATATAATTATGAAGTTAAAGATGGAAAACGCGTTTGGCGATTACCTCCTGAACATATAGAAAAGGGCGCGGGAGATCAAGACACGAATAAAAAATCGTTATTGAAATTAACTGGAGGAAAGAAAACTGTTCGTAAATATAAATTAAAACGTACACAAAACAAGCGATCAAATAAACGTAGAACAAAAAAATATAACAAATAAGACGAGTTTAGAACAAAATAAATTATATCGTATTCAAAGATGATATAATTTCCGCATACTATATAGAAGAAAACATGGACAAAATGGAAACGATGAATAAACTGTTCCTCGCCACCATGGATGAGGAGCAGAACACAACTTTAATCGGTGCATTTTTCTCGGAAGGCAAATTTAGTGTAGAAACCAAAGAAGCAACGGCAGAGGGAAAGGATATTTTTTATTCCACGATATCGGATACTTGCGGCGGATCATCGGACTGTAAATTCGAAGACGGTTTAAAAATAGTGGAAGGAATGACCGATATTGGTTCAATCGACGACATCATTAACGCAGGGGATCTCACTGATTATAAAATACTCATTGATCATGATAGTAAAACGATTTATTTTACAGAAGGAGGTATTGCCACGGAAAAAAGTAAAATAACATTTACGGAAGAGGTAAAATCCATGACAGGTAAAGAGATAAGCGACCTCATCGAAACAAAAAAAGCCGAATTAGAAGCGGCGGCAAAAGAGGCAGAGGCCGCTATTCAAAAAGCAGCTGAAGAAGCCGCGGAAAAAGAAAGAAACGAAGAGGCGGAAAAGGCGCGGAAAGAAGCAGAAGAGGCCGCCGAAAGACAACGCATTGCAGAAGAAGACGAAGCGCGTAAACAAAAACTCGCGGACGAGGCCAAAGAGGCCGAAGAAAAAGCTAGATTAGAAAACGAGGCGACGGAAGCGCGCATAGCAGCAGAGAAAGCCAGAGCCGAAAAGGAACAAGCAGAGGCCGAAGAAGCCGCGGCTAGAGAAAAAGAAAGGGCCGAAAAGAAAGGTAGAGCTAATACCAACGTATTGAATAATGGAAAAGGTTTAATTCCGGCCGACGAAAGCAAGGGCATTCTAAGTTCTGTAAAAATTACTCCCTCGTTATCCACGATGAATGACGCCGATTTTGAAAATATTATCAATAACATCAAAAATTATAAGAAAATTATTAGTAATCTTGAAATGCCGCTGACGACGCCATCTCTTGATGTGGTTTCGTCGTCTTCGCAACAAAGACAAACGAGACGCACAGGCGGCGCAAAACCAAGAAGAGGCACGCAAAGGATAAAACAGTCTCCAGATGACGTTGTAACCAGAAAAACATCTTCATTGCCAACGGCCACCGTGATTGAAGATACAGAACTCAAAACCAACCCGAATAAAGAAAAACACCGTTTCTATGAATTATGCAGTAGGTTTAATAATCTCATTGGCCATATTTTGACCACACCCGTGTTTTTCAAAATCAATTCATTAACGCCTTTAAATTTGGAAAAGGTTCTGAAAGACAACACCATTGTTGTTAAAAACAAAAAAAACGGCGGAGATAACGAAATCAATAAAGATATTGTCTTTTCTAGACTAATGAATTTTATTTATGTGGACTGTAGCGATCTGATTGAAAGTAAAGATGATGCGAAATACAATATTTACGAGGAAATACAGCAAACCTACGGCGACTTTGAAGATGAACTTTTACTCAAAGAAAAGACCAACGCCATAAATGTTGCTGTTCTATTAGGAATTGACGACATGCCTGAAGATAAATATTTCATTCATATTAAAAAGCTAACATCTATTATGATGCATTATGTAAATGGATTTGATACACTTCGTGAACAGGTATCAGAATTTGGAAACATACAGAGTTACTTTATAAATTTTATCGTTCAGACGCTCGATGTATTAGAGCCTGTTATTAATACGATTTTAATTTTAGAAAGACCCATAAATTTGACGAGCTTCAAACAAAAGATTGACGATATTATTAATTCAGAGAACAGCGGTAAGATTATTACCTTTTTGAAACTTACCAATCGTGATTTGGATGCGAACACATACAATAAACGTTTCAATATATTGGTAAATAAACACAATGTTGGCGAGAAAAACAAAGACGAGAGAACAAATATGTTGCTGGTGAAATATAATGACGATAATTTCCCTTATTACAACTTTGAAGACGTATCGAAATTGAATAGTGCATTAAAGGGTATCGCGTCAAATAAAAAGGATCCAAACGCCAAACGTTTTGATATCACGGGGGATAATTTAAAAGTACTCAGTTATAAAACGACCTATTTGTTTGGTAAATTCAATAAGCTCTTTTTGCCAGCCCTCAATAATCTGGATATTGCGGAAGAAATGGATGTTGTAAAACGCCAAGCTATATCCGGAAAACCAGTTTTTTTATTGGGTTATGGTGCAAGTGGAGCAGGAAAGACTTCTTCTCTTATCTACTTCAATAAGGGTAAAACGGATATAGAACGTCAAGGCATTTTGATACATTTATGTAATATATTCGCCCAATCGGGTTATGTAGATCTTGAAGTAACGTCCAAGGAATTCTTTACAGCGGCAGAGAAACTAGATAATACAGTTTGCGCGGGAGATAATACTATAAAGGCGCCCACCAATTGTATTACTCAAGTATTTAAATACGCTTTTTCACAGGGAGAATTTAGCTTAGAGGAAAATTATAATTATACAAATAAGCACGCCTATCGTTCTGAGCGCAAATCCAAAGATAATCCGGAAGGCAAAAACACCAACCCTTTTGAAAAGGGTGCTTCGTTGGGCGAAACCATGATCTATTTGATTGATACCGATCGTTTTGTGAAGGCGACCACGAATAATCCAAATAGTTCTCGAAGTCATATACTGGTATTTGTGAAACTGACCAAACCTGGCGCGGAACCTGTAAATTTGATTGTAGGTGATTTTGCGGGAGTGGAAAATAAATTTCAATGCGAAAAACCAGACGTAATATCCAAATTCTTGAATATCAAACGCGACGATGGAAGCGGCAAACCCTATTATAGTAGCGAAGTTGAAAATGTAGACGACCCGGTTACCGATTTCAATGCTCTGGATCCGATTAAGGGCGGAGGCGATTTCCCGTGTAAACCAGAATACTTTACATCGAAAGAACCCATTTTTGATTTTGCCAATATTGTTTATCGCGAGAGCATACCAAAATTTGGTTCGTTTGATGAAGCCCAGCAGCTTAATCTATTGAAAGATATGACAATACGTTTACTCACCACAAACACTGGATTAGCAGATCTTAATAAAAACGCAGCGACGTACGAGTTTTTTGAAAAGGACGAAAACATGGAAAAAATAAAAGCGAATATGGTTACATTAAATGAGGATTTGACGACCATGAAAGACGATTTATCAACACTATTGACTAGGTATTTATATAAGCTTCTTTTGGGTATTTCAGAAACCGAAAAAGATGATTACACAAATCTGTTAGAAGATCTCACTGAGAAAATGGGTTCGTTGAATGAAAAATTAAAATCAGGCACTTCAGGCAAATATAATTTTAAAACATCAAGAGGAGAATATAAGGCAATCACGCAAAAGGGCGATGAAATGAAAGACTTTAAGGAAACACCCAACGATAATGTAGGTAGTCTTAAATCGCAATTTGATAATGAAATAGCCGCGTTTAAAATTTATAAACGTCAATACGAGAACAAAATTGGCGAGATCGCGAAATTTTTAATGAACGGCGAATTTAAACCAGATACAAACTATGCGTTTTATTCCAAAGACCCAAATCACGATACTATTCCTATTAAGCGAAAATATAAACTACAAGACATTATATCGTCGCTCATGAAAGGCGATGCGTTTTTTGGTAAGTACATAGATATCATAAAGTTCGCAAAAATCACCATAGATAACAATCGTAAAATATTCAAAGAAATGTCAACGAGTACAGTTCTCAATGGCCTTTTCGATAAATCCGTAGAAGTCAATACGAAACTTTATGAAATTGTGGAGGAAACCAAATGCAGAGTATCGTACGGAACCCAGATCTGTGAAAATCGCGTCATTGAAGGAAATTTTATTAACGATTCGCTGAATGAAATACGCAACACAATCAAGGAAATCATGGTGGAAAAGAATAAAGATGTTCTCTATAATTCGCCAGAATATATCGATGCTTGTTTAGAAACATACTGTCCTACTCATGAAAATTGTTTCGAATTAAACAAAACAAAGGACGATCCGAAGAAAATACCCTCTGTTATTTTCCAAGAGATTATGAACTATTTAATTGATAACGGAAAAGACTATAAGAGAAAGAACCCAAAAACTGGAGAAAGAGAACCAGATAAATACAAGTTTTATAAGGATATCGTCGTGGGCGTTTTCTGCGTGTTTAATATTTCCAGACAGGCGAATAATCCTCCTCCTACTCCTTATGTTGACATTAATCGTGTGAAACAATTGTTTTATTACGAGAACATAGGAAAGGCATTGAAACGTAAAGAATTTATATCTTATTTCAACGACTTGATAAAGGCTATCCAAAAAGACTTTTCCGATAAAGTGGGCAATTTGTTAGAGACACAGGAATATACAAAAGCAAGTGAATTGATAAACGCGCTATCCAGCAAAACAGAGGACTATGATTTATCTACGGAACAGAAAAAAGACATACAGAATTTTATTGACATGGTGGATAAAAGTAATGCAGTTTCTGCAATAGGTACTTTAGAATTTGTGGATCAGATGGCGAAATTTAACACGGTAAATACTGTATGCTCAACGAATAGCCCTTATTTGAAAGATGTTGATAAAATAATTACACGTTATAACTTGAAGGATGTCGTTGAATAAACGATTGTGAGTAATAAAAATATATTTCAAATATATAATACATATATAATTGAAATGCCAATAAATGAAGATTTTTTATTCAGTAAAATAAATCATCTTATTAACAGAATAAGATCTCATAATGAAGAAATAAGGCGCAATGAACAAAATAAACGCTCATTTGTGAAATTGGCACTGGATATTTTATCAAACCGAAAAACGGAAGAACCTGTCATTGAAGAGCCGGACGTTAGTATTGATAAAACGCCTTTTGTCAAATTAGCATTAGATGTATTATCCCAACGAAAGCCAGAGGAAGCCAAGGAAGAGGAAGCCAAGGAAGAAGATAATTCAAATGCGCAATCTCTTGTAAAATTGGCACTGAATGTTTTATCTAATTCTTCAATTTCCGAACCCAAACCTCAAGAGGAACCAGAACCCATAGCCGCTCCGATCGAAGATAATTCATCTATCGTAAAACTGGGATTAAACGTATTGTCAAACTCTCAACCTCCCGCAGTTGATCAGTCTCTTCCTCCTCCTCCTCCTGATCAACCGCCCGTGGTGCCTCCTCCACCTCCAAGCGACGAGCCCGTTCCTGAAAATTTTGATCCATCATCTCTTGTAAAACTGGGATTAAACGTACTATCAAACTCTCAACCTCCCGCAGTTGATCAGTCTATTCCTCCTCCTCCTGATCAACCGCCCGTGGTGCCTCCTCCACCTCCAAGCGACGAGCCCATTCCTGAAAATTTTGATGCGTCATCCCTTATAAAACTTGGATTAAACGTATTATCGAATGCTCAACAATCCGCTGTTCAACAACAGCCTCCTCCACCGCTTGAACCTGAACCTCCTGGCCCTGAACCCGTTCCTGAAAATTTTGATGCGTCATCCCTTATAAAACTTGGATTAAACGTATTATCGAACGCTCAACAATCCGCGGTTCAACAACAGCCTCCTCCACCGCTTGAACCTGAACCTCCTGGCCCTGAACCCGTTCCTGAAAATTTTGATCCGTCATCTCTTGTAAAACTGGGATTAAATGTATTATCAAATATCCAACCACAAGCCGTTCCTCCTTCTCCTCCACCACCACCCCCGCCGCCGTCTATTGATAATCTTGATCGTGTTTCTCTCATAAAATTGGGATTAAATGTATTATCAAATATCCAACCGCAATCCGTTTCTCCTCCTCCACCGCCACCGCCACCACCGCCGCCGCCGTCTATTGATAATCTTGATCGTGTTTCTCTCATAAAATTGGGATTAAATGTATTATCAAATATTTTGCCGCCTGTTGTTGTTCCTGTAACCCAGCCGGATACTCTCTCTGATAGCATATCAAGACTAGATATAATCAATAATGAAACCGCAAATGCCCAAAAATATATTAAGGAAACGATCGACGATTTATCAATGGATCAATATAAAGCCGCGGTCATTTCAAACTTTGAAGCAATATTTGCAACGTTAAATGCACTAAAAAACAAACCAAATGTCAACATAATAATGGAAGAACAAAAAACATACGTTGAAAAATTAAAGGAAACCATTGTTGCGTTTATCGTGTTTATTAAATTAATACAAGAACAATTAACCAAACTACAATCCATACGTCAATCCACTCTCGCTAAGCGAATAAGTAACACGGCAACAGATGCAGTTTCTTCTCTGGGAAGCAAATTAACAGACGCGGGAAGAGCGATTGCTAGCGGCATTTATAATGCTCCAGGAAAAGTAGGCATTACGAAAGAAAGTATGGCAAACGTTGGTCAATCCCTTTCTCGCGGGTTTGAAAATACAGGTCAACCGATCATGATGGGCGGCGCCATCGATTATGAAAAAATAGACGCCGAAAATCAGGAGGTGATTAGATTATTCATTTCAAATTACGAAGATCTTGCCGCTCGAATGTTAGAAGCAAACGACAATATCGATCTTCCTCTTCTATTTACATTTACAAAAGAGACTTCGCATTATTTTGAAATGATGATTGATGTTATTCAACTCATGATTGATAATTACCAGCCGCCTCCTACATTTTTGGAAAGAACGAAAACTGCCTTATCGGCTATCAAATTGTTCCCCGAAAAGAATGCAGAAGAAATCATAGAAGCTGTTGTCAATGACACATGCAGGGAGGAAAATCCTCAGCCTGGAAATCCGGCAATACGTGCTATTGGAAAACTTGACGGGAAATGCCGGTTCATTGATATTATTACGAATAAAATTATAGAGTAAAAAAGAGATTAAATAGACTGTGTTTAGTCTATTTAATTGATATGGAACAAAAATATATTATTGCTAATATTCGTATACCAGTGGATATTAAGCCGGACAAAACTTTCGTACCTTTGAAAGAACATATCTCCGTCGAGTTTACTGAAACTAATGAACTACCACCCAAACAAGAACATGGCCCAAATTATGATGCGGTCCTTGAAAGTTTTAATCTATTTCTTCACCAAAAGAGAGTTCCCGATGAACCAAAAAAAGAAGAACCCTTTTATTTAACCCTACTTAAAGATGAAATAAAAGAGAAATCGCACCATCCAAAGGCGAACACGTCATTCAAGCAAAAAAAAATATTCAAAAATCGTCATACAAAACGCTCATTATCGGCTATGTAAATCACTCAATGAGCTTTCTGCCATAGGTATACCAAAGTAACACCGAAAGAACACTTCCTGCCACGAAACCATTTCCAGCACTATGGAGATCCTGGTTAAATAAATAGTAAAATGCCACAGGGAAAATGATATATGACAAGAGTAAATAGAAGAAAAGAATACCGCTAAATGTTCTGAGATTGGTTTTCGCGTCAGCCATTATATATTATTAAAACACATATTTTAGAATACCTAAATAAGATTATTTACAAATGTCGTTTACAGTTGTAAATAAAAATTTATACAAGAGCGCTAATCGCGGCAGGGGTGATCTCGTCGAACGTGTACCAATATGAAGTCTTGCTATCAGGGATAGTGACGGTGCTGCCGTCAGAAAACGAGATGACAAACGAACCAGTAACGGCCTTTCCCGTAACGGAGTCGTTGTGAGGGTAGGTGTAGCTGGTCGTTGTGATCAACAACTTAGAAATAGGCGCTCCACCGTCAGTCTTTACGACGGTTGTGCCGGCCTTGTCCGAAAAAATGGTCAAATGCATGAAGCTGGCTTTTTCGATCAACGACTTCATGTCGGCGGTGAACTGGGCGTACTTTCCGTTGAGTATAGTTGACATCGTTTATATAACATCTAAAGATTTTTTTTTATAAAGATTTTCTAAATGTTCAAGGATATAACTTTTTATACTCACTCAATATAAACGCCTTAGTTTTATCATGAAAATTGCTATGCTGAGTGTGTATAGTTGATATATCGTTTGTTTTATATACGAAATAGGGATAACAGTATACATAAGTAACTAATGTTTTATATAAATAACGATCTGCTTTGTGTTGATATTCATCGGATAAAAAGTATTTATTATTTTTGAATACCTTATCTATTATTTTTGCAGATCCGCGTTTATTGATTAAATACGAGACCGTTCCGTCTTTCCAATTATTAATCGTGTATTCGTCTTTTAAAAAGCCGGTTTCGTTGACATTATAGTATAACTGTATGATTTCCCAATCCTTGGGAGCGTCCGCTATAATTTCACGCATCGTCTTTTTCCAATATGTTGCGAGTTCTAATGTAATATCGTCTTCAAGAACCAAAGCAATATCATAATTACTATTATTAAACTCTCTAATTACTTCTAAATGTGATAGTAGGCAGGCATATTCATAATCACTACTATCTTCTTTTTTCTTATCTATTCCTAATAAGCTGTCAATGTTTTCTTTATTTTTTCCATCAATCGCAACAAAACGTTGATTTGGTGTGTTTTTCATAATATTAGAATTCATTATAGTTTCCATAGAGCTGCGTCTCCCTTCAGAGCGATCCAAATTAATCCAATATATCATATCTACACCATCCATATAGTATTTTTCTTCGAACCCTTCTACCTTTTTATGCACAAATGAAAAGAAAAAAGCGCATGCGACCGCGATTATGAGAATAGTTACTGCAAATTGAATTATTTTTTTTGATATTACTGAAATGCTCATGTTACTTCGTTTATAAAATAAGAGAACATATTTTATAGTAAAAAATATATAAACCCTTCTTTGGTTTCATTATATTCATGTCTCTATTGCCAATACATAAAAATATATATGATAAACTAGACTACTTCTATAAAACGAATAAAATACCTCATATTATCTTTCACGGAACATCAGGATGCGGAAAGAGGACCATTGTAAACAACTTTCTAAATAAAATTTATAATGGTGATCAAAAGAAAATCAAAACGAATGTGATGTTAGTGAATTGCGCGCATGGTAAGGGTATCAAATTCATACGAGAAGAGTTGAAGTTTTTCGCCAAGACCAACGTTCACTCCAATACGGGGATTTTATTCAAGACCATTGTCTTGATGAATGCAGACAATTTGACCATTGATGCTCAAAGCGCATTACGCCGATGCATCGAGCTGTTTAGTTCAAATACTCGGTTTTTCATTATTATTGAGAATAAGAACAAGCTACTTAATCCGATCTTGTCTCGGTTTTGTGAGATCTATGTCCCAGAACATATTGTTGACGGAAAGATCGTGAATTTACACCAACTGAATATAAAACAACACTTCAAATTTGACGATATTGAGAACGAAACCAACTTTTGGGTGGAAACCAAAATGACGCGATTTTTTCACATCGGTAACACCCCCAATCATAAAGAGATGATTGATTTGGCCACAGAGTTTTATGAAAACGGTTATTCCTGTATTGATCTTATCAAATGGGTAAGAACAAGCGAGAAACTATCGGAGGTTCAAAAATCACAGATTGTAATCTGTTTCGATGAGATAAAATCCGAATATAGATGCGAGAAGCTTTTGCTGTTATATATGTTTGATTTTGTTTCAGAAATTTTAGAAGCGGCTACGACGGCACTGTCTTCCGATCCTCCGACCACAAAAGTGATTATACGTAAAAAAGTAATTCGGTAGAAATCGACATAAAAAATAGATAAATAATAAATAAATGGACGATTTTGTCATTGCTAATTTACACGAGTCGCGCAACGAATGGTGCAGTCGCCTAATCAGTATTTTTACACCCTTGGTTATTGAGGGAGTTCGATCGATTTTCAATGAGAGCTGGAAACTCTGTTTAGAGAACGACGAGGCGAATAAATATTTGATGACGTTTCAGAATTTGTTGTCGCGCGTGCCGAAATGGAATAATGTTATTGTTGAGGAAGAGCGTAAGAGAATTATTGAGCGCAGCGGCTGTAATTATTTAGAAGATTTGATCAGCTGTGTTCATATCATTCAATTGAAGGTTCTCACTTGCATTCGAGTGGGCAATAAACAGAAGAAGATTGATATTTCTATTCCCAAATTGGATACGTTCATTCATAAGGTGTATATCAATGTTGCACGTAAAGTATACATGAACGTGTATTTGTTTGAGAAGAATATTAGCCCTTTACTTACACAAAAGAATAACCGCGAATTAGAGACCATCGTTCAGGAGTGCATTTTGATGGCCATTCGCGAGAGTATTCCCACGGAATCGATTATCCGCGCTTATATGGACGAAAGTATGGAACAGGAGGAGGAGGTCATTATTGAGAGCATTCCTAACGAGCCCGTTGCCAAACCAGATGAACAGAAACCAACGGAAACGGTCGATCCCATTCGTTCGGAGGAGGATATTCCTTCCGTGGTGCCTTCGGTGCAAAACATTAATGATGAACAGGTTGTCACCCGTCTCACGTTCAATGATTTGGATAGTATGATGGATGATGATAATAACGTGCAGTCAGTAAGCGCACCCAAGTCGATCGAGCGTTTGGAACAAATTAGTACGTCGCGCGCTATTCAGCGTAAGTTGGAAGAGGAGAGCGATGATGAGGAGGATGAACGCCTGAAGATTTCTACGGAGACGATCGACTTGAGCGGGTTTGATCTATTGGACGATAAAAACGGGATTTCAACGGACGATTTTATGTTGGATGGAGTAGAGGAACTGCCCTAATCCGGGGAACCTACGGTTCCCCCGGACGCCCCCTCCCTCGATAGATTGTTATTTATGAATAGTTCACGGATGCCCCTTTTCTAAGGGAGGGGGCGTCCGGGGGAACCGTAGGTTCCCCGGAGCTATGCGTTACGTTTTATAATAAATTACATTACAATTTATTATATGGAAAAGATCGTCCTCATTTCCTTTTTAGTCACCGTATTCTTCTGTGTATTTAAGTTTGTCGAAATGAAATATTTAGACAAAGAAGACAAGCCCCTTAAAACTGTGGTTCGCGACGCCATCGTCGTCTTCATCTGCTCTCTCTTAGCCACTTTCGCATTCTTCAATTTAGAGGGCTATATCAACGATTTTTTCAATGTTGTCACGGACACCAAAGTATTGAATGCAGGAAACACACAAGTATTCACTGACGCGCCCGGGTTTTAGATGATAATTTTATGTGAATAGTATATACGAATTCATATAAATGGAGAACAAGCCAAAAAAATACAAGTTAAATAAAACAAAAAAATCGCCGATTATTATCAACACTGGCGAAAAGAAAAGTTCTCCAATAAGGAAAACCATTCGAATTCGTAAACGGAAAATTGATTTAAAAGTATCCCCAAAAGAAATTCAAAATCCCATCATGGCAAATCCAAGAATGAACGAAAAGCTTATCGATATTATGGAGAAACTCCACACCATTATGTTAAAAAAAGGAGAACCTTTCAAGGCCCGCGCCTATAAAAAGGCCCAAGAAACTATCATGACATTTACTGTAGACATTACCGATGTAGAACAGCTCCGTGGAAAACCCGGTATTGGCGAAACGATCATGGAGAAACTCAAGGAATTCGCTTCAACTGGAACATTACGTCTTTTGGAGCGCGAAAAAAATAACCCGGAAAACATCCTATCTGATGTCTATGGTATAGGTCCAAAAAAGGCGCAAGATTTAGTAGCTAAGGGTATCAAGTCTATCGCTGAATTGAGGACGCGCCAAGGCGAGCTTTTGAACGATGTACAGAAGGTGGGTCTCAAGTATTACGAGGATATTTTGGAGCGCATCCCACGCGCCGAGATCGACATCTATAACACGAAATTTCAGGCGGCCATTAAAAAGGTCGCCGAGGAAGGAACCAGATACGAGATTGTCGGCAGTTATCGTCGTGGCGCACAGGCGTCTGGTGATATCGATGTGATTATTACGTCCAAGAATGACGAAGTGTTCCGCAAATTTGTGAATGAACTCATACAGCAAAAGATTATTTTGGAAGTACTTTCCCGTGGTAAATCAAAATGCTTGGTTGTCGCCAAGATACCCGAAGGATCTCATGCGCGTCGCGTGGACTTCTTGTATACTACACCCGAAGAGTATCCCTTTTCGGTGCTGTATTTCACTGGAAGTAAGGCTTTTAACACGGTCATGCGCGGTCACGCTTTGAAAAAAGGGTTCACGCTCAATGAACATGGTCTTAGTAAAATGGTAGATAAGAAAAAGGAGGAAAAGGTGGATCACGTTTTCAATAATGAAAAGGATATCTTTGATTATTTGGGACTGCAGTTCAAGACGCCGATCGAACGTATTGATGGAAGGGCTGTCGTATCCGGGGAACCCATGGTTCCCCCGGACGCCCCCTCCTTAAACCGGGAAATTCGGGGGGAGGAGAGCGTGAAAACGGATCTAGTTATTGAGCCGATTGTTGCGCCCGTCGCTGAACCCGTCGCGGTTGTCGAGCACGTGATAAAATTGAAGGAACCCAAGGAACCCAAAGAAAAGAAAGAACCCCTGACGAAGAAGATTAGGATGCCGAAGAAAACCGACGTATTTCAAGACTTTAAGAAGAATGGTATTTCCGTTCTCGAAAAGCTACAACAAGCCGATCTCGAAGCCGCGATCACCCAGGCCAACGCCGCATATTATAATAAAAAGCCAGTATTAACCGACAACGAATACGATATTATCAAAGAATACGCCGAACGTAAATATCCCGACAGTGAAGTGTTGCGAGATATCGGCGCCCCAATCGAGAAAAACAAGGTCAAATTACCTTACGAGATGGCTTCTATGGATAAGATCAAACCCGACACAAATGCTCTCGCGAATTGGACCGCGAAATATAAGGGCCCCTATGTCCTCTCATGTAAACTCGACGGAGTGAGCGGCATGTATACCACCGAAGGACCCACACCGAAATTGTATACGCGCGGCGATGGAAAGGTCGGACAAGACGTTTCGCATTTCCTCAAAGTCTTTAATCTTCCCAAGGAAAAGGGCATTGTTGTGCGCGGTGAGTTCATTATTCCCAAGGCGGTCTTTGAAGCAAAATATAAGACGCAGTTTGCGAACCCGCGTAATCTGGTAGCCGGCGCGATTAATTCCAAAACGATCGACGAAAAGACACGCGATATTCATTTCGTGACTTACGAGGTCATTCAACCACCTATGAAACCGAGCGCACAGATGGCAAAGTTGCGCGATCTGAAACACGAGGTCGTTCGTAATCAAACCGTTCCCGGGCTTTCGAATGAAGAGCTTTCCGCGCTTCTCTTGGATTGGCGTAAGAACTACGAATACGAGATCGATGGTGTCATCGTTACGAACGACGAAATATATCCTCGCGCCTCAGGAAACCCCGATCATGCATTTGCGTTCAAGATGGTAATCACGGATCAAATTGCGGAGGCAAAGGTCGTGGATGTCATTTGGAACCCAAGCAAAAGCGGGTATTTGAAACCACGTGTTCGTATCGAACCCATACAACTGGGTGGCGTTACTATTGAATACGCAACCGGGTTCAATGGAAAGTTTATCGAGGATAATAAGATCGGCGTGGGTGCTCTTATTGAAATCATTCGTAGTGGTGATGTGATCCCTTATATTAAGTCGGTGGTCACCCCAGCCGAAACGGCGAAGATGCCTGATGTGGCCTATGTATGGACAGACACGAACGTGGATATTATATTGGCCAATGTTTCGGAGGACATCACCGTGCGCGAAAAGAATATTACCGCATTCTTTGTGGGTTTGGATGTGGATGGACTTTCCACCGGAAATGTCAAACGATTGATGGCGGCCGGATTTGATAGCGTGCCTAAGATCTTGAAAATGAAGAAGACGGATTTTGCGAAGGTCGAAGGCTTCAAGGAGAAGCTCACAGAGAAGATCTATAATAGTATTCATGAGAACGTTGAGAAGGCGGGGTTGGTGGAAATCATGGCTGCGTCGAACATTCTCGGTAGGGGTTTGGGTGAACGCAAAATCCGACCCATTATGGATGAATTTGGAACGGCCGTTTTTGCGCATTATCACGATATCAGCGAAAAGCACCAAATTGAGAGTTTGATGACAGTTAAGGGTATTGGAAAAGAAAATGCCAAGACGTTTGTCTCCAATATCCCTGCGTTTCTCGCTTTCATGAAAGAGTGCGGCCTCGAACATAAGCTACAAGACAAGCCTCTTGCTAATACAATTCGTCCGGCTTCACCTGCCGCCGTGGTCGATAATAAAAACCCCTTATTTGGAAAGAAAATCGTGATGACCAAGATCCGTGACAAAGAAATCATCGAGCATTTGAAAACCGTGGGAGCTACGCTCGAAGACGGTATCAAAAAGGATACATTTGCGCTCATCGTAAAATCGAAGGACGATGTTTCAAATAAGACGAAATTCGCAGTAGAGAACAAGATCCCAATTATGACACCTGATGAATTCAAGGCGGCATATATGAGGTAAATATAAACGAATAAATATTAACCATTTTTTTGTATTTCGCCATTTAGTGAAATACAAAATGTAATCACAATATAATAATGGACCAAGTAGTAAAAGTCTATATCGAGATTGAACAACATAGTAACCATAAATACGAGCTCAATAAGGCAACCGGTAAATTAGAGCTCGATCGAATATTACCCTACCCTTATTACTATCCTTATTCCTATGGGTTCATTGAAAACACGATCGCGATGGACGACGACGAATTGGACGCACTGATAATTAGTAATAATAAAATAGTAAAGGATACATGGTGTCATGTCTATATCATAGGTGTTCTTATTATGGAAGATGAGAAAGGTCTCGATGAAAAGGTACTTTGTGTATTTGAAGAGGATTTTGATAAATACAAAGATATGACAGATTTGCCACAGGAAATCAAAGACAACATTCAGTGGTTTTTCACGAATTATAAGACGAAAACACCGAATAAGTGGACCAAAGTAAGCGGGTTTGAGAACAAAAAATACGCCATTCAACTCTATAAAAATTATCGCATGTTAGTATAAATACCGGATGAAACAAACCAGACTTTTATTAATTTTAGCATTATGCGTATTGATTGTTATGCCCCTCTTTTTTTCACGTCCTATCATTGAAAAATTAACACCACCGTCAAAGGGAGTGATTTTAATGTATTGTACTCAAAATTTGCTTGATAAATGGGGACGTTATGTTGTGGACATCAATAAGCAATACGCGGAAAAACACGGATACGATTTTGAAGTTATCGGCGTTCCTTATGACGAAAAAGTAACTCATGCTTGGCAAAAAATACCAGCGATGTTAGATTTAATACGGCGAAATTACGATTTTGTTATGTACATCGATTCTGACGCCATATTTTATGATCAAAGCGTCAAAATAGAGAGCCTATTAGAAAAATACAAGGGCGACATTATTGTTTGCTCCGACGAAAAAAACTCGGACGGAAAATATAAAGTCAATGGCGGCGCGGTGATAGCAAGAAGCACAATAAATGCACAAATTATATTGAGAAAGTGGTGGGATCTCCGATATGACTATACAGAGTTCGCGTTTGAACAATGGGCACTATCAGATATGGTTGAAAACAAAATCGAAGGTATCGATACATCTACTATCAGTGTTGCTCCCGAAACAGAATTCAATTCGGTATTTCATGAAGTAAAAACATACGCAGATAATACTCAACTGTCTCCTCCTGAACGATATGTTCTCCATTTTATGGCGATGGACGATCAAATGCGAGATCGCGTCTTTTCAAAGTTACATAATTTGCTTATCACAAACCAAGAGTAGGAATTTAGTAAATTTTATAATATGACTATATTATAAAATGAATGGTCTATTTTACATTCTAATCGCTATTTTATTTATATGGTATCTATCTCATCCTTTCTATAAAGAAGGATTTTATAATGGAGAAGGTCATCCGATTGATTATTACGTAATTACTATGAATAGCGAACAGCGCTTAGCAAATATTTCGGATCAACAGGCAAAATTAAGCGTTCCTATTAAAAAAATTGACGCAATTGTAGGAGCCGATGTCGACATTGATGCACTTGTTAAGAAAAAGGTTATTGCACCCGAATTCGCAAATAAAGATAAACGTCGCCGCGGCGAAATCGGTTTATATCTAAGCGACTTGAAAGTCTATAACATTATTAAAGAAAAAGGTGATCCGAAAGGATATTCTGTTATTTTAGAAGATGATTTTGAGATTATAGACGACGATTTCGAGAACAAAATACAGGCCGCATTGGATACACTTCAATCCGTCGATTTTGATATGTTATACTTACAGAATAATTCAAATGAATATAATAAAGACGCCACAATAGAGAAAAATCATGGTGAACCGCTGAAAGATAATATTTTTTATTTCGATAAGGGTAATTATTTATTCGGAACGGTAGCTATATTGGTAAAAAATAAAAACATCGACCATATTTTGAATGCTACAAAATATATGGACCAGCAAATAGATCAGAAACTACAGTTCTCTGGCATACACGATAAGTTGAGATTAATGATGATGTATCCGAATATTGTTGACCAGCGCCATAATATGGAATCTCTTATTGGTAACTAAGTTCCGGGGAACCGACGGTTCCCCCGGACGCCCCCTCCCTTAAAATAACCTCTGTGTAAATGACCAGAAGTTATTTCTCAAACTATCCCTGAATAAGGGAGGGGGCGTCCGGGGGTTCGACGACGGCGCATAAGCGCCGTCTAAAAGGACTTTCGAGGTTTAACGAAGTTAAACCGCGAAACGTCGAACCGTAGGTTCCCTGCAAGGTTCCATGCTAGGCATACGTGGGAAGAGCATCAATATCAATAACTCCCGATTTATCGGCAGGCTCCTTAGCTTCATATTGGTTAAAATACGCAAATTTCAATTGATTTTCCGGAGTGTGTTTATGAACGGTTCTCACAATCATCTTATAAAGTTTGAAATTGGGATAACGTTCCTCGCCGTTCTTCTTATACAACAAATTCTTACCATTATCATCGGTGCACCAACGATGTATCGTTTCTTGTAACGCGTCCATTTTCCCTTGGTTCTCATCATCAATTAAAAAATCATAGATTGACGTTCCCAATCGCGATAAATCAAAACTATAGTTTGGCTCCAATCTGGGTTTTTTATTATTCATAAATGGCTCGAAATTGTATTGAGACGCAGCATCTCCTCCTGGTGCAAAACTATCGCTACAAAATTGCTTCCCTTGAAACCGATAGATGCTTCTACCGAAATCGATGATCTTGAATATCTTACCATACGTAGGGACCTTATAATATTTGTTATTGAATTTATAGTACAAGAATTCCTGCGATGTTTTCACAAACATAATATTATTGGTATGAAGATCGTTATGTGTAAAATGAAAACTCTTTTGTAAAATAAGAAGCGTAAAAATCACTTGTAACAACATGCTCGATGCGTTCTCCGTGGTAATTTTGTTTTTAATAAAGAGCTCGTCCATGGTTCCGTCGCATTTTTCCAAGCATATCAACTGCACTGGGAAATTGTGAATATAAACCGAAATGTTGTCATCGAATGAACTACCTGAGTTCTCCGATCTGTCGTTGGTGTCGTCATCGGAACAAGTTTCGTAGTTTTCTTCGTCTTCATCTTCATCGGCAGAGCCCGCGTCGGAATTATCATCGGAACTATAGTTCACCTCACTATTATTGGAAGAATTCGAAGAAGACGACGTTTCGCTATTCGCGCGTTTCGATTTCTTTTTGTTTTCATATACCAAGTTGTCGTCCAAATTAATATCCAATGTTTCTACTTCGAGTTCAGCGAGATTGTTTAAATTATCGATCTGTATTACGGGCAAATCATCGGGATTTCTTGCGGAAATATGCAACTTATTCTTGTGTCCGCGAGAACCGAAATTAGTATAATCGCCTTTCACCCCATCGGCCACCACAAATAATTTACCCACGTTATCGTTAAAATAGCTAGATGCATTAAGATATTCCAAGTCGTCGGCAACATTCATCTTGAATTTCTCCTGGACCCCCAAAAAGGATCCGTAATAATCAGTACAATGCGGCACATTATGCGCGTGTAACATTTTGCTCATCAAATAACAGAAAAAATTATCCACATAAGAAGCATTGTTATAATCCACAAGCTTAGGAAGCGTCTTCTCTTTATCCAACGAGATGTCAGGTAATGCGGTTGGTTTATTATCAGTAATGTCATATCGCCCAATCATATATTTGAGCGGATCCAACACCGGTGAATATTTTATGAAGACAGGACGGTTTAATTTTTCTTTGGTTTCTTGATGAATAATGGTATCGAGATCTTGAATGTGATATTTATGATTTAGCCCGATTGTATCATAATTTTTCGGGGTCATTTCAAAAAACTCGGAATAAATAGGGTTGTAATTTTGTAATTTCTGAATGCGAAACGGATTATAGTTATGCTCGGCGTCATCATTCTTTGGTTTGTAATTTTCTTCTAAAGGTTTCAGTTGTAAGGGCTTCGTTTTCGAATAATGTATCGCGAATTTAGCAGTATCATTAACATTCATAGTCTGTATAAATGTATATGCTATCCTAAAACATTTTTTAACTATGATTTTAAACCAATAGCCGTTTCGTATAAATTGAAAGAAAATTAATATGTGAATATGAATATACAGTTACTCAATGACTTTAGAGTTAAAAAAATTTGATATGCGTTCAATCACATTTAAGCCTGATGAGAATAAAGGGCCCGTTATTGTTATGATCGGCAGACGTGACACGGGCAAGTCTTATCTTGTTCGTGATCTATTATTTTATCACCAGGATGTTCCGCTAGGGACCGTTATTTCAGGGACTGAAGCAGGTAACGGGTTTTATGCTGCACATGTCCCCAAATTATTCATTCATGAAGAGTATAATACGATCCTTATTGAGAACATTTTACGTCGCCAAAAAGCGGTGTTAAAACAAGTGAACAAAGACATCGAGATGTATAAACGCACCCAAATTGATCCTCGCGCTTTCGTTATTCTTGACGATTGTCTTTACGATCAGTCATGGACACGTGATAAAATGATGCGCCTTCTTTTCATGAACGGGCGTCATTGGAAGATTATGTTGATCATTACTATGCAATATCCTCTTGGTATTCCTCCCAACCTTCGTACAAACATCGATTATGTCTTTATTTTGCGCGAACCCTATATGACAAATCGTAAACGTATTTGGGAGAACTACGCAAGTATGTTTCCTACCATGGAATCGTTTAGTGCTGTGATGGACCAAACCACAGAAAACTATGAATGCTTGGTGATCAATAATAACGCCAAATCGAATAAGCTTACTGACCAAATATTTTGGTATAAAGCACAGGACCACCCCGAGTTCCGTTTGGGTTCCAAAGAATTTTGGGATATTTCCAAAGGGATGGGATCTGATGATGAAGATGATGCATATGATCCTTCAAAATCAAAAAAGAAGACGGGTCAGGCGATCAATGTGAAGAAATCAAAATGGTAGACGTCTTACAAAAGTAATTTGTTATTAAAAATCATAACAAATCACTTATTTTATGGAACTTCTTCAGGCGGTTCATTTAATGGTCTATATTTATCTATATACTGATTGATTTCATCGCGTTTAAAAAAAGGTTTTTGATTATTGTAAACAAAGTTATAACAGTCTTCGTACCCTAATTTTTCTCTTGCTTCACCAATATAATATTCATAATAATATCGATCTTTGGAAATAATTGGCGGGTTTAATGTAGCAACATAACTTCCTTTCACCCAATAAAAATTATACCAACAAAACCCTGTGTCTGAACACCCGAAACACACCTTATTTATTTTCGGTCTTGTGTTGAATATTTCTATTGCGTCTTTCCAGGGTTTAATTACGGTATCAAATAATATTTTTTCTCCATAATATCTTACTGGCTCGTCTCCCCAAAACCACATTCCCTTAGAATGGAAATACAGGTAAATTTTATCGGGGTTCTTCACGCTTTCTTCATATAGCGCTTTTAGCCCAGGATATTCGTATAAGTTTTCTTCAGTATGCGTAAAACGTAAGTTTACTAAATGCGGATCAACTATTTTACGAATTTCCATTTCTGCTTCGTGCATAAGCCGCTGATCACCCGAAAGCGCGACAAGTAAATCGGCTTCCTCTAAAATACCGCTGTCTACAATATCTTGCATTTGTGGCAAAACTATATAACGCCATTTCTCTTTTCTTAAATATGCATAATAGATAATTTGTATTTTTTTCGAAAAACCCTCTCTCTGCTTATTACAACCACAGCCTTTTAAATAAGAATAAGCAAGAATGATAATGCTTAATAAAACTAACACCCCTATGCCTATAATAATATTACGTCTCATGTATAATATTATTATAAATTATTCGAACCCATGTGCAGGAAATGCCGATTTAAAATAGTCAATATCGTTCGTAGGATCCATTATATTATATACGTTTTCAGGATGCTTATGCTTTAATTTGATAAATCTGGAAACGTTTGATTGATAATCCGTAACACAAACATTCGAATTCGCCAATATGTCTATTCCAATAATCATGTCCATAGAATGTTTGTAAATTTCTTCGCTATCCATTTCTTCAACGGATTTTGACGCGTTCAATTTATCAATAATTGAGGATAAATATTCCTTATTGTCATCATTGTTATGCACAGCATTATTCAAAATATTCTTTTGAGAACCATACACAATTACACCATTGCTATTGGGATCGCATAGAGTAAGTGCTTTAATATCAAGATTGTTGTTCTTTATTAATTTTTGTATGTTTATGTAAGAATTATAATCATCAGTCTGCACAAACAATACCTTACAATGTGGGCTTTTTTCTAGTAATAGGTTCAAATATATTTCTTCGGATAAAAATTTGCTCTCTTCTCCTAATTTATCCCCTCTTCTTATAAAAATTGTATCATATGCTCCGTCGATTAAATTATACATCTGTTTTGTTTTCGCGATCTCGTGTTTTGTTCTTTCGTTGTAATGATAAAACTCCGCTATAGCATCTTTATATTCCTGAATGGTATAATTACCTAATTTGTCTATGATTATGTTTTCTTCCATGTCGTCTTCTTGATCATAATAATTCAATCTAACATCTTCAAAGTAATCCGTCCATCCATTTTTTGATTTAAATAACCAATTATCGGAATTTATTCGAAAATTTATACGATTGGTCTTGCAAAAAATATAGTGGTTCAATGTAAAAAATAACATCGAATAAAATCCCGCGCGCCTATCTAAAATAGATACTATTGTCGTTTTCGATATGTTTTCAAATGGTTCTGTTTTTTTATATAAAAAAGCCGCGGCAATGATAATAATCATTACCAATGCTATTATTACGAAAGTTTTTTTTAAAGAGATTTTCATTTTATATATACATACATTTTATTCATCAACATCGGTAACACTTTCTTCCTCATCGTCATCATCGTCGTCGTTTAATTTGGCCATATGAATGTGACTATATTTAAAATCCCGCAATTCCTCATCTGCATTGTTGAATTTTAAATGATCATCGTTAAATGTAATAATATATTTGTGTTTTCTATGTCTAATAAACGGGTTTGTCGTTCTCATTTCTCGCTTGTAATATTTCCTTCCAAACTGTTTATTGTATAAGTAAAAGTTCATCATCTTCTCATTAAATTCCTTTTCATAAGCATCTCGTTTTACTAAATCGGTGGAACATGTGTATGAATAGTATAAATGCAAATATGGTCTCATAATATTCACCAATCGATCTTTCGGAAAATCGTCGTCGATATGAAGTTTTCTCGTATATCTATTGACATGTAATATGGTTGTTATTTCGTCATACAGTTCATTGACGCCCGATTTTTCGACATGACGCTTGATCGACTTTTCGCGGATAAGTATCTCGTGCTTTTCGCCGAACAGCTTGAGATTAAAATTCTCCATGAAATAGTAATGAAATAGGATGGGTAGTAAGAAAGTGGATTTCTTTATGAAGAAATACATATTATAGAGCGTCGATTTGTTAAACGGAATATTGTTATACGGGTTTTTACACACCAACGGTTCTGCGAAAAAGTAGCTCGTATTACTCAAAGACGAGTTAATGATATTGATCAAGTCGCTGGTGGAAAATAAATATTTTTTTCCATACTGGACTATCGCGAGCGTTTTGCCGTCCCCCTCGCGTAATGGTGTCATGAACACATCAGTGGAAACTTGAACCGGCGATTTCCTCATCTTATAACGATATGCGTGTTTTACCAATAAAAAATAGATCCTTTGCATCTTACAGAAATGGTTCAAAAACTCTTCCTGTGTCTCTTTGTTTGAAAAAATGTTTTCAAACACTTCCTTCAATAGAGCAAATTTGCTAATAACGCTATATTTATTAGTAATCATATACATGAAAAAGAACTGTTTTACTGTGCCCAATTTTGGAGCATCTCGCGACTTAATCCGCTCTTGGTATATTGACTGCATATATTCGGAACTTTGTTCAAACGTGCCGTCAAGATACATAATAGGCGCATTATTGTTAAATAAATATTGAACGATTTGGTAAAATGTATGCATACTACATTTAATCTACGAAAATAATTTTATATTCTTTGTAATAAAAGATATTTCGTGCACATGATTGCCAATTCTGTAATTTGGTACTTACAAGTGTGACGTATTATGCTTATGTAAATTATTTTTTAGGAGTTAAAATTATTATTCAAATATGATATATGTCTGTCTCCGGGATCTCCCTAACGCCCTCTCAAATCACTGAGATAACTGATTATGTAAACAATTACAGAAGTAAAAACCAGGCGCCTCCCATGTCATGGGACACGGTTATCTATACAACAGCGCAATCTTGGTCTAACAATTTAGTTTCAAAACATGTAATGCAACATAGCAACAATCCTCTCTATGGAGAAAATTTGGCTTATTTTCAAGGTTATGGAATAGAACCAGTTTTACTTATTAAAAAAAGCATCGACGCTTGGTATAATGAAATTGCTAGTTACGATTTTGCAAAACCTGGATTTTCGGCAACTACTGGTCATTTTACATGTTTGGTATGGAAATCAAGCAGTGCTTTCGCTATAGGAATTTCAATAGATCCTATCACAACAGAGGCGTATATTGTGATGAATACTTCACCTCCTGGTAATTATTTGGGGCAATTCCAGCAGAACGTTTTGCCTCTTGTTCCTTCCGTACCTCCTGCAATAGTAATTCCTCCTGTTGTTGCTCCTCCTGTTGCGCCCACCGCCGAACTACATAAAAAGCGAGACATATATAAACTTATGTATGGTATAGCTCAAGCAGTTTACACAAACCAACCAAAGGTAGTGATTATTGGTATCATCAATAATATTATTCAGTTGTTGGATAGTAGCCCTAATTTTTGAGAACCTAATACTATGATTGCTTCTTAAAATGGGCCAAATTTTTATTCTACAAATACTATAAATGAAGAAAAACATAGCGATTATATTTATCTGTCTCTTTATCTTTCTTGTTTTTGTTCTCGCGTATGTTACAAAAAATGGTAAAATTATTCAAGGATTTGAGAACAAACCTTCAGGAATAGAAAAATATATAGGAACCATTTATTATATCAATCTAGATAGCCGACCCGACAGAAATGCCGAATTCTTAGAAGAAATCTCAAAGATTAATTTCCCTGAACAAAACATTGTTCGTATTCCGGGCGTATATAAAGAAAAAAAGGGCGGTTTAGGATGTTCATTGTCGCACATAAAGGCACTGAAAAGTTTCATTCAATCCGATGATAACTATTGTATGATTTTTGAAGACGATTTTATATTCAATGAAGATACGTTAGACCGCCTTCCCAAAATGTTCTCCAATTTATTCGAAGGAGGCATACAATTTGATATTTGCATGTTGTCTGGTCTCATATTAAAGAGTAAGCCTACCGAATATAATTTTTTAAACAAAGTTATCGACGGGCAAACCGCCTCTGGGTATATTGTATCGAAAGCCTTTGCTCCAGTGCTGTTAGAAAATTTTATAGAAAGCGCCGAGTTACTTGAAAAAGATTATTCAAAATATAACGTCTATGCATTGGATCAATATTGGAAAAAATTACAGCCCGCTAACAATTGGTATATTTTTAACCCCAAACTAGGAATACAGCGCGCGTCGTTTTCGAACATCGAGGGCAAAACAGTAAATTACGAGAATTTCACATGGAAGACATTAGTCGAATAATTTGTTACTACTTAAGCAACAAATTATTTTTCGCTTTGTATAGGGATTGAACCTATGACCTTGCGGTTAACAGCCGCATGCTCTACCGACTGAGCTAACAAAGCAATGGGTGTGAATTTTCATTCACACATACTATAGTTGTATTTTCTTTTTATATCGGTTTTTTGTAAATTGTATTAATCCACCGGTAAAACTTCCTGTTCTTGCTCTTGCTCCTTGGCCTTGCGAACGTTTTGAAGCAACATCTCGTTATGTAAATTCGTGCTCTCTACATCAGCCACTTCGCGCTCCTCAAAATTCACAGTCTCCTTGACCCCGATCAAATTGCCTTGCTCGTCCATAGTCTGGGTAAGAACGTTACCGGACTTCGTGGCCAATTTGATGTTCTCCTCGATCGCCTTCTTCTTGGCATCCTTGACGCGCTTCTCAAACTCCTGCTTCGCCTTCTCCTCATTCGCGAGCTTAGCCTTATGCAGCTCATTGAGATTTTCCTCCAAATACTCCATGCGACCAGTCTTATACGCATCGGGGTCCCATGGGATCCACATACCAACCGGACCCACATAGATGTCATGATTGGGATCATACTCGCGCAACTTCTTGCACTTCATCTCCGCCTCCTCCTGTGTGGGGAACACACCGCGCACTTTGAGGCCGCGTACTGAAGTTTGGAATGCATGTTCGCGGTTAAATTTCTCGGTCAATTTATCTTCGTGCTTATCCAAAAAGTTCTTGAAGTCATCATCTACAGAGTTCTCCTTTAATTTAGCACTTTCTTCTTGCTTGAACTCCTCAAAGCTCTTTAACACTTCCTCTACGTTTAGATTAAACTTGAATGAAAGGAACTGCAAAAAATCGGAGAACTTTTCCATAGATTTAGTAAAATCCCATTGTTGCAGAAACTGATCGAACAGATACACTTCACGCTTCTTTAGTATTTTTTCGGGAGAAACGAATGACATACATACAAACTTTTGGCCAGAAATTGGTTGATCCTCGTCACAGAGATCAATATATTTAGGATTTGGTTGTCCGTTCTCCAAAGTTTTCTTCTCAAAATCCGACATATTATATATTAGTGAACGGCAACAATATTTAAGTGATTTAGCAATAAAATAATAATTGCCGTTCCCTTATTTTTTTTTGTTTTCATAATATATATCTCAAAATGAGCAGCATGGTCAACTTTTCCGAACTTGTCAAGCGCATCATCAAGTACTTGGTGCTTGGTATCGTCATCGCCCTCGTTGCCGTTGTCATCCCCAAGAAGTCCCTTAACCTTGAGGAGGTGATCATCTTGGCCCTTTCCGCCGCGGCCACCTTTAGCATCCTTGATGTGTTCGTCCCCTCGATCGGTGAATCTGCCCGCGCCGGTGCTGGCTTTGGTTTAGGCGCCAATTTGATTGGTGGTCTCCGAATGGCTTAAGCCCAAACAATAACATCTTACTAGTTTTATAAAATAAAATGTGTTTATTTTATATAATGGCAAACAAAAAGGTTACCTGCAAGAAGCGTTCCCCCAGCAAATGCGCACATGCCCCCAAAAGTTGCAAAACCGCGTCCGGTCGTAAGAGAACATATTGCCGCTCTCGTCGCAATAAGACGCACAAGCGCCGTTAAATAACATCTTACTAGTTGATGAGATGTTATTTTGATTTTGTTCTCAAATGTGAGGGGGAAAATCTTATACGGTGGGGAAAAATTCCCAATCCAAGTCCTGGCATACTTTCTTCCATATCATATCCTGCTCCAACTGTTTTTCGCGATCCTTCATCATCGGAATATACGGCAAATACTGGGTTTGATCCAGTAGCACACATAATTGAAAGAGCGTATACGTATAATTAAAGAAATTCGTACGATTGGCAGGACAATGCATCGCCCATGGTTTTTGGATCTCAATAAAGAGAACACATAAGGTCTCATGTAATTCTTCATTCATAATTGGCGGTTTAATGCCAAATATCGAGTTGATATATTGAATATGTTCGAAATACTTATTAAATCCGAGCTTTCGTAAAATATCACGCATCTTATCATAATTGATCAATGTCATATCCTTGATGCGTTCTTTCTTGATACGATTACGGATAGCCTCGATAACCTCCTCCGGAATTTGCGTCGTCTCTTTGGCCTGGAATTGCGACAATATCTCTTTGAAATGGTTAAGACGTATATATGCGGTATAGGATACTTCATTAGGTGGTTCTTTATTGGTGGGCTTCGAACTATCCACGATATAAGTTACGAATTTACCGCAATTTTGATTATTACAGATCAAAACCCCTTCTTCGTCTTGCGGAATAAGTTCTCCATTGTTACAGATTTCACAGACGTCTGAGGCGACAATAAAATCTTGTACATTCAACACGTCGTTATTGACGTTTCTCCAATAGTTTTGGTAGGATCGTTTGGATTGGTTATATTTATCACTTTGTAGATCCGAAGAGGATGGCGTCTTTCCCTTGATTTTAAAGAAGGAATTGAGAACAACCACATTTTGGTTATTCCCACCTGTATTGATCTTCTTTTTCTCTTCGAAATAGTCAAATACATATTTGGAGTTCTCCAATAGATAGCGTTTCTTTTGTTGTTTCAATTCCTTGATCTGTTTATTAATGAAAGTCACGCGATCCTTGATTTCCATATAGGCGTCTATTTCATGCTCTTTCAAGGACGAGACCTTGGATTTTAAGATCTCTTTTTCTTCGATTAATTTGGGTATTGTGGTAGTTTCGTTTTCATGAAATAAATTCAGCATTTCTGTGTGTTTTTCGTCTATTGTGTTCATTTGTTTGGGTACCTTTTTTTGTTTTTGGTTCATGTATATTTTTAATATAAATGAAGCGGTTTTTTTAATCTCTTTCGAAGAATAAATACTTTTATGCTTTTAATTTACGTGATTGTTTCTTATTGTGTTTGGATCTCTTCTTTGTTCTTCCTCCGCGTAACGCTTGTTCATTGATTATGGCAAATGTATTGGGTCCAGTTTTATCAAAATACCCTGCAATCGCGGTTGGATGTTTTCCGCTTATTGCGCGAAAAAGTATATATCCAGCACGAACACCAGATGGACGATCTCCCATAGCTCCAATTCTATAAGAAGATACGATGGCGTCGCTTCCCGTTCCTGTATATGCTCCGTTTTTTGCCGAACTATTTATTTCCTGATAAAGATCACCCACGCTTTTAAGAGAACCCACGGAAACCAATTCCGAAAATATGGCTTTATTTTTCAACATGTCCCAAAATACGGCGGGAGAGGGCAATGCACCAACGATTCTTGTTTTCCATATAAGCAATACCTTATTGATAACCGATTTAAATGTATTATTCGCAGAAAGAACCGTAATATTTTTAGTCGACGTCATGTCAATTTCCGTCTCAACATGCGGTAAAATAAATTCATTGAAGTTTGCGTAATACATAACTTTTAATATTTTATCACTTCCGTATAGAGACTGCCCAATATAAGAATTGCGCTCATCCTCTGTTGAAATCATAAATTTCATATGATATTTTTCTCTTCTCGTGTTTTCTCCTATGCCTGAACAACTACCAAAGCTTCCCATGGGATCAACAATGGAGCTATTTGGGCAATAAATTTGTTTATCTGTTATGCCCATTGATCTAAAAGCTTCTTGAGGGGCGGCATTATCAATAACTCGTAAAACATTTTTTACTTTAGTAGTACTGATTTTTGCTGCAATCGCTCTTTGGTCTATTGCTTTAGTTCGATCAATCCCATTGACGTAGGCGCGAAACGCATTAAGAAGGTTACTATCTGCGCTGCCTATGTTCTTATTATTTGATATATGTTGTAATATTTGTTGCTGTGCGTTTAATAAAGCGTTTGTTCCAGTTCCAACACCAACATAAGTTTTAACGCAAAAAGCAACTGTGGCCGCTATTTTTTGCACATTAGCCACCTGTAATTGATTTAATGATCCCTCTGGAACAGATCTTGATAATCTTTCCTCTCTATCGTCTAAGAAAACGTTTATAGTTTCGTATAAAGAAGTAATAATAAAATCAGACAACGCATGATAATATCGCGTTAATTCTGAAGCTTTATTTCGGGTGCTCGCGCGATTATATTTGTCTCTATTTGTTGTTAAGACCGCGTGCTTTGGACCAACGCGCCCTTTTAGTTGTTTAATTAACTTGTCCAATTTAACTTCATCTGGATCCCTGGATTCGTCAAAGGACGATAATTCGGTTTTATATGAAGTCGCCTTTGTGAAAAACTCCTCAGGATCGCGCAACGGCGTTCCGTCAGTGATATAGTTAAACAATTCGCCACATTCTTCTTTTATTTTATCTCGAAATGCAGAAAGCAATTCGATTGTAACTGGTGCTCCTCCGTTCATTTCCATTTCATGTTCAACTTCTTCCATCTCCTGTTCCGCGTTTCCACTATTTTGAAGTAAAGATAATACTTCATAAATTTTTTCATCATTATCAAAGTAAGATGGATCAAAAACATAGATAGCCATTGCATCTTCTATAAAAGAATTATTAAACGTGGTGAATGGATGTACCTCACTGTTTTCGAAAAACAAGTATAACTTTTTCATGAATTCAAAATAGGCTTTCATTTCAGGGGCGTTTTGCGCGGCATCTGTAATTGCCGCATCAAATCCTGTTTTCACACATTGATATAAAGATTTATCATAAGTTTTCGCATAAACAATGTCTTTTTGTTTTATTCTGAGAGGAATTTTTGTCGAAACGGGTCTATTAAATTTACCAGAAAGACGATTGCCAGTTTTTAAAACAGAACGATCGTCATTGGCTCGTTGAACTTTACCTCCTAGCATGAGTTCTTCTGTTATTTCTCCTTCCGACGCAACTGAATTAAAAAATCCCATAACAAATAATTTACTTTCGCATATAAGCGCCTTCGTATTTTGTATCAATTTTACAGACGACCGTGTATTCGATCTACCACTAAAATGAATTTCTAAATGAGGAAGTTGGTAAGCGATCGATCTTATGTTATTATAAGTTTCCGCATCGCCACATTCTAAATATTTGTTTAATTGTTCATCCAATATATATTCATCGGGATTTCCTCCCGTCATCATCGCCGTTGCTATTTTATCGATGTCACTTCCTATTCTCGATAACCGATCCAACATATTTACCGTATTGAAATCATGAATGAAATCGTGACCAAATATATTTTCTCCCATAAACAATACATCTTCATTGGTGGGAAACACTATTTTTGTTCCGTCAAACGCCATTATATATTATTCCTACATTTTTATTATCGTAAAACTCGGGTTTTCGCAATATTTAACCAATATATAGGAAATGGAAACAGCATCTATGTCGATCAATCTCCCATCTAACATTCAAATGAATAAAAAACAATTTCAAAAGATGCTCTTTATTATGAATGCTTTGGGTGATGGATGGTCAATCAAGAAATCACAAGACACGTATATTTTTACGAAAAAACACGAAAATCGCCGCGAAATATTCCAAGAGAACTATTTAGAAAATTTTGTTATTCAGAATGCCACAACCACGGATATTCTGTCCGAACCGTGATTATTTTTGTAATATACAAAACACCACATCAGTTTAGCTGTGAAAATCCATCGACGTTAATTATTTTATTGGTATAATTAACATCTGCGCATCCGCTATTAATTTTTTAATTTAGCAATTTACCCAGAATTATTTTCTTCCGGAAGTATATAACCATAAAATGGGAGGAGCTCTTATGCAACTTGTCGCCTATGGCGCCCAAGACGTTTTCCTTACGGGAACCCCTGAGATCACCTTCTGGAAGGTGTCGTACCGCCGCCACACCAACTTCGCCACGGAGAGCATCGAGCAGACCTTCTCCGGCCAGGCTGACTTCGGCCGCCGCGTGACCTGCACGATCAGCCGCAACGGCGATCTTGCCTACCGCACGTACCTCCAGCTCACCCTTCCT